GAGATACAATGCCCTTAATCTTCTTGGCAGCCTTGTCCCAAGGAGTATAAAAAATTACCTGATGATGAAGTCGATCACCACGATCTTGGGCATAGCGGATGCAATTGACAAACACTCGTAATTTGTCGTAACTATTTATACTACGGGGAATGTTCATGGAGGTGTGATTACTGATGATACGTCAATACCTGAAGCTGAAAGCTGCTCTTGAAGAGCGGCATCCTTCATAATCTGCTCCGATACCTTCTGGAGCTTATCATTTAGATGCTCAATTCCGTTAAAGAAAATCTGCTTCAGGAACTCCTCTTGCGAAAGTTCTGGTGGCTTAACTATGTCAGTCCAGTTCTTAAATCCCTGGGCTTCGTCCTTGCTTAGTTTAATTGTTAGTTTCATACGTCCTCTACTTCTTTCTTCGGTTTGTATATTCCAGTTAGAACCTAGTAATTTAATTTTATCCATCGAGGTCTATAATAGTACGAGGATAAAAATATGAAAGATGATTTTGATTTAAAAAATCTGGTGGAGTCCAAGAAGAAAAGAAAAAACAGTAGAACCAAGGGTAACACCTTTGAGCGAAAAGTGTGTAAGATACTTAACGAGCACTTTAAGACTACTGAATTTATTAGATCCCCTGGATCTGGAGCTTTCTCTACAACTCATAAACTACCAGAACACTTAATGTTTAGTGGTGATTTAATTACACCTAAAAGCTTTAAGTTCACTATTGAGTGTAAGAAAGGATATAATAAAGAAAACATTGGATCTTTATTTAATCCTAAGTCAGATTTAATGTCATTTATAGCCCAAGCTGAGAAAGATTCTGTGAAAATAAATAAAAATTTCCTGTTGATCTTTCAGCAAGATAGAAAGGATATTCTTTGCTTGTTCAATGAAAAGAAATCCCTAACTTTAGCGACATACGCTGAAAACAAAACTCATGTTTTTTTGAACTTTAACAATAACAGGTATATGATATGCAGGCTAGAGGATCTACTAGAGATTACCAAGACTTACAATGCTTGGCACCTTTGGTACACTAGTTGTTGATTTGATTCTTTAAGATATTTGAAAATTCAACTAGCATGTCCGCTAATTTCATGCTAGCAGATGAGAGTTTATTATTTGCTGATTTAACAGACTCAGATACTTCCATGCCTTGCCGCACAGAAAGGGTCTTACCAGTACCAGAATCTTTTTTTGTAAAATCCTCTATTTCTTTCATATCAATAATAAAGTCTGAGTTAAATCCATCCCACTTTAACTGAAAAACTTTATTACCATCTAAAGTTAACGATATTGATTTATCATTAATTGTTAATGATTCTTGATTAGCTCTTATTTTATCTAATACACTACGCATTAATAAATTTTGAGATGTGACATGAACTTTACTACCTTTAGGATCAACAACAGTAAGAAAAGGGCTATCCACTGCACATCCGCCTAATACTGCCATCGTAGTCACAAAGTCAATAGCTCTTTCCTTCTCTCTAGGGCTACCCTCTAATTTTTCTCTAAGTTTAGCTTTGTGTAGAGTATTAGCTATATCCTCTGAAACTTCTTCCCAGCTTTTTCTTTGATTTTCTGGGGTGCCCTCATAGTCTTCAAGGAATGTAGTTAATTTTGATGTTATTTCATCGTTAAATTGAGAATTTTTAGTTAACTCACTTTTTAAAGATTTAATAAAGTTATCTCTTGTATCCACTGTAGTAAGTTTTCCATCACTACCTACATAACTAGATCTTTTAGCTATTGCTTGCACTCGACTAGTGATTCTTGTGACAGCCTGTGCTTCAAGTAGAGCATTCCTGGCTACTTCTTCATCAATACCAAAAGACCTTAGCATTCTTATTTGACCTGTGTTGGAATTTTGTGGATCTAATGCCATTTCTACATTAGGAAGAGCCGCCCTCCCAGCAATTACTTCTTTCATATCTGTAGAAAATTTTAAGCTATCCCCAATTGAGTTAGGATCAGTATCTTCTTGCCCGCGTACCATTCTTTCTGCTTCCGTTCTGTTAATGCCCATGTTAACTACAGCATTTACTGCGGCCTCTCTGTTGTCATAGAATTCCTTTATGTCAGATTTTCTATTACTGCCAACTTCAGCACCAACTTTTACAGCATTAGTTGGTCTTCTTGCGTTTGACGCTAGTAAAGCTAATCTAGTTAATTTAAAGCAAAACTTTCTGATATCTACTTGGGCACTTGATTCATCTAATGATTGCAGACCAAAAGTTCTAGCTATAGTATTTACAAAAAACAAATGAGTTGCATTGTTTGTAGAAATTGAAATCTCATCTTGCCCGCTAAGGCTATACAAACTTCTAAAACTTTCTATAACTTTATCTGTAGACTCTTGATACTTTTCTAAATATTTAGAAGCTCTTGTATGACATTTATTTTTCTCAGACTCATCTGTAATATTTAAACATCTTCTAAGAGCAATTCCTAATTTTTGAATATCTTCATAATAAAAACCTCTAAATGTAGATTCCGGTTGATTTTTACTTATAGATCCATTAAGAAAGCTACTTCTTACAGAAGTTAAATTAAGTTGCTTTAATTTAGAAGATTCTAAAATTAAAGAATGTAGAACAGATTTATTAGATGTGTTGCTATTTTTTAAAAGTATTCCTTCACCACTAGAGTCAGAGCTATCAATTATGAAAACATCCCCTTTTCTATTTATTGATATGCTATTTTTTAAAAATATTTGCTCTGAAAGTGTAAGGGGTTTGTCCGTTAGTAAAATAGATAAAGCTTTTCTTACTACATTTAGAGTATTTTTTTTATGTGAGTCTTGTATTTTATCACGATTTTCAAGTTTTGTTGCAAAGCAATCTTCATCATATGCATTATCAAAGCATTCTGCTAAATATGATGTTCTTTTTAATGTGTTAATAAAACCCTTATTAACATTTTCGGTTTGAAAGTAGTTTATAATTTCAGAAAAATCTGGAATACTTTGCTTAACCCCAGACGGTGCGGATTCAATAAACTTAGTTAAAAGTAATTCATCTATAATGGGTTCTTCACCTATCCAAGGATATTTTAATGCTGCTGTAGCGGCGGGAGCACCTAAAGCTTGCTGTCCTTGGGGTGGAAGTCCTGCCCCATCTCCAGTATCTTGTTGTTGAGTTTGTACTGAAAAAATACCTACGAATTTATTATAACCTTCAGGATCAGAAATCTTGTCTATTATTGTTATTTGGCTTCCGAATCCATTATAAACAGGTAATCCAGTTTTCTTAGCGATCCAAACATGTGTTTTTGGGGCTTCTATTACTTCAATTCTATTACTTGGGGATGGGTTATTTTTTGCGCTCTTGGCTGCTGAGATATATTGATCTGCTTTTCCAACAGCATTAGGATCTAACTGCTCTTGCTCTAGTAGCTTAAGACTTCTCTTTTTAAGTCTTGAATAACTCTCAAGTAGTTCTTGGAAATAATTCATACTACTATTATAGTAAAATAGCCTACCCTAATTGGTAGGCTATTTTTAATTAGGGATAGGTAAATTAAAATTAAGCGTAGTTGAAGTAGTCGAGGAAATCATATCTAAACTCTACTTCAATAGTTGAGAAATCGTTGTTGTTATAGTTCTTCTCTGAGAATCTAACTGACTTTGGATAAACTCCATAGAACTCAATAGCAGCATGAGGATTACGAGTATTGTCTAGCTCTAATACTCGCATCTTAGCAATCTTAAATGAGTTATTACCTGGGCCTCCTGGGGCAGCTATGGCAGTAGCGTCGCCAGTCACAGGATTGTAAATGGACTTAAACCAAGTCCAAAGTACAGCGCAAGTACGCCGCATATAAAGGTTATCAAAGGTAATTGACACCGAATCAAACGTAGGAAGACCAGGGTAGTAAACCCGATCATTGACACGATTGACAGCGATATCCTCTACCCCGTAACCTACAGCACCTACTTGCTTTGCAGCTAGTGTAAGGTCCGTTGTTTGCTGCACACCAATCGCAGGAGGCAGTCCAAAGAACTGCACCTCAAATTGATATGCCCGGACGGAATCAAGAGACGTAGAGATTACGGGTAAGCTCTCTCCCTTTCTAAACGGACGATAACTGTTACGAAAATAGCTTTGAACCATATTGATTATCCACTAAATTTAGCTGACTGGCTTGTAAGGTTGACCTCGAAAACAATCCACTCGGCAGTCTTCACAGGTCTTAAGAGTACCTTGCACCATAGTTCATTACGATCCACTCTAAGTGGCGTATTGATAGTTGAATCGCAGATTACTCTGAAATCAACAATGCCTCTTCTGGCTTGAATGTCGCTAAGAACAGCCTCAGCCTTACCTTTGATTACATCCCAAGTAAAAGCATCGTTAGGCTCAAACAGATCTTGGCGTCCTGTTTGCAAGAGAACCTTTCTTAGGAAGATCATAAGTCTTCTGACATTGATGCGGTCAAGAGCCGTAGCAGCCCGCTGTGCGGTCTTTTGCCCAAAGATAGTAATACCCTCAGGGACGAAGTTTACTATTGGGTTTATGTTATTTACATACAGAGCATCCCGATCGCCCTGATTAAGTGCTTTCTCTGTTGCGGTTGGCTTAGTTAGCCGACCACGGCGGAATCCAGCGGGGGCGAACCAAGTCTCAGCTACGTTATCCGTAAATGCCATTTGTCTTACAGCGAAGATCGCTGGGTCGTACCAACGGTCTTTGCCTGAGAACACATCAAAGACTTGGACATGAGGCCAGAACACAGATGCCCAAGAAGAATTGATTGCAGCCGTTCTTGAGCCATCTGATGTACGCCCATTCATCCATTCTGTTGCCTCTTGTACTGTGTCTAAGCCATATGGGGGAGCTACGGCAGCAATAAAGTTTTGTGATTCCTCAGCAAGAGTAATCAGAGCATTCTGAACTTGCTGACTGAAAATGCCTGGGACCAAAGCCATTGAAATGTTTAGAGTATCATCATCAAGTGCATAGATACCAGTTTTTTCAGCGGCAGTACCGATGATTGCAGTATTATTCATCGTTCCATTGGTTCCTCCTGATAGATTGTAAGTTCCTGGCTTGAACTTTACGAATCTTGGCAGAACGGAAGCTATGGTGTTAGACCCGCTGTTGAGGATCAGTCTGGCTTGGGATAGCCCAAGCACAGATACTGAATCTTGGAATGACTCTAGTTTGTTTGGAGATCCTGTAGTTAGCCCGCTAAACAAAATTTCACCCTTAATGTAGTCTGAAGTAGCATTATCAACACCAATGTTGATTACGTCTTCTACGAACGTAGCATTATTTAATAGGGAAATGTTAAAGCTTTCCGCTGTAGCACCTTCATTGTTGATACTGAGAATCGTATTTGGACTTCCATTGCTCTCAACTTCAACGCTCAATCCCACAGTCTGACCCGTGATACCTACCGTTGAAAGGTTATATCCAGTTCCAGGGTACTGGGATCTTACTAGGTAAGCAAGTGAACCGGCAGATACGTCAGCACCGAATACGGTAGCAGAGCTTACACCTACAGACGATACTCCGCTATCTGGCAGCACTAAGAAGAAAGCTGACGCAGCAGGAGTTGTAAAAGAATCATTTGTATAAGCTGAGATACTTAGGGATGCTAAACGACCGGCATATGAGTTTACTAGATACCCCTGAGTTTCGGTAGAGTCGAAAATTACTCCGATGTGGTCTGTCTTAGCTGTACCAGTACCAATTATGCTAGCAATAGCTGACGCTTGGCTAATACCAGCATCTTGATTGGATGTAGAACTAGCAATTGAGTATGTTTGCTGAGTTAAAACTTCAACTCCATCTGAGTCCTTGGCTGTGACTTTAAGGTAGAGTGGGTTTGTAATTCCATAAGAGCTAGCATTAAATCTGATAGCAGGGCAAACACCAAAGTTAACTACGGCAGAAGCGTCCTGGGCATCTGAGCCAACGGCTCGTATATACTGGACCTGATCGGTAGCTTCCAGAATTTCCATTGCGCCTTCAAGACCTTGGCCTTGAAGTGCTTCGCTTGGGTTACCGAAGGTCTGAAGTAAGTTCTCACGGGAAGTGATTAAAGTAGCCTCATTGGATGGGCCTTAAGTCGCATAACCAACAATACCCACGATTGATGATTCAATGCTTGGTGGATACGCTGAGTTATCCTTCTCGATAAATACTACGCCAGGGCTAGTAGGAATTGCGGCCATTTAATTATCCTTAGTTTGTGATTGAGACAATTCTGCGTCTCTGTAAGTTTTTGATTTGCTGGCTTATTTGGTTTTCTGGGACCTTAATTGATTGCTTTGGCTCTAACCAGTAATCTACGGACCCCTCGGAGGTCTTAAGTGTAATAAATAAACCTTGGATTGAGTAGTTTTTAACTACTTTTTTTGGACCTTCTAGTGTATCTGTAGCCATAAATAAAAACTCTATTAGTATTTACCCTTTAACTAACGCATTTTAAGTTAATTTTTTTAATTATTACGCCCCTAGCGTACCGTCAACTATTACGCTAATTGCTTCACAGTCTACTGGAATACCGGCTTCATCCCCAGTTATTAAGATTAGAGGTAATAAACAGTCTTCGCAAGTGCAAGTCTTATCGTGGCATACTTTAGAGCTTGATTTCACTGTGCCTTCTGCCTTATCAGATAATCCGTCTAAATCAAAGTTATAAATAAATTTCTCAATTTTACCTGTAGACGTATAAAGAAATTTAGGATTCGGAATATAAGTTTGGACTACGATAGAAAACGTCTTCTTTAAAATTCTATCGTCTTTATCTGACGCTTCGGCCTGCTCTACGTCCGACTCGTTTAAGATAAAAGATTTTATCTTACCGTTATGTTTAGTTTGGATTTCAATATCTGGATTAAATATAGAGATTATGTACTCTCTAATTTGATCCATATCCTCTTTGTACTTGGTCCAGATATTGATTGAATAGTTTATATCAATAGGGGTAGGAACTAAACTTAAAGTTCTTACGGCTCTCTGCTGCACATTATGCCAATAATTTTGATGCACTAACAAAGATCCATACCTAGCCCTATCTTTTGCCTGCTCTGTATTTTGCTCGCTTATAGTGATTACAGGTAGAGTTATGTTATCACCAACTGATGTCTTAGCTATAGCCCTTTCTTGATTAGCATGAAAGCACTTTACTGGTATAGCATTGTTATTACGGTCAATATAATGTATTTTTGCAAAAGTGCTAATTAAAAACCTAAGAGTATCTTTGAACAGTTTTTGAGAAAACATGCTCGTATTACTCTTTGTTTTTTCAATTATCTCTTGAAGGACTAAATTACTAGTTGAAATCTGAGACATCTGGATCGTCCTTTAGCTGATTTAACTCGTAAATTTTATCTGAAGTAGGTGGAT